TAGCGTGGCGATTACTGGTGGAACAATTGATGGAGTGGAAATTGACGGCGGATCTTATTAAGCTAAGCTGGAGCTGCTAATGCGGCCCTTTCATGGAAGACCTTTGGTATAAGCAACAAGTGGAAGCTCTTAGCGAGGCCATGCAAGAGCTACTTTGCAATGATGATCCAGAAAGCGTCAAGCAAGGGCTGCGTGATGCCATTGCCGAATGGACCAGCCACCATGAACAAGAGCTGAAGAAATGGACAGCTTTGAAAGTGGCTTTAGGGCTCTAGGCGGTAGGTAATCCGAAGCTCGCCTCCAAGGGCCTTAACGGCCTCGCTGGCATTGTCTGGCGGGGCCTGTTCAATCATGACAGACGGAACAATGGCATTGGGCAAGGGCGTGATCTTGGCGGCAGGAAAAAGCTTTTGAGCTTCACTAGCTAAGGCATTTGCTTTGGTTTCTCGTTCTTCTTTTTCCCATTGTTTGACCAACACGGCAGCTTGTTGGTCCACTTTTTCCATAACAATTTTTGTTTTCCACTCTGCCCAGTCAGGACGGCAATAAGCCATGAGCATCTTGAACCATGGCTTAAAAACAAGAGAGGGCCACCTAGTAGCGGCCCATAATCCTGCTTCATAGCACAAAGCATTGGCCCAGGATTGTTTGCTCATCCTTCCTGATAGACGCTAACAAAAATAGTTCCAAATTTTGTCAGTGGTAAAAGCCGACTTTTCAGGTCGGAATTATGGCAACGAACGCAACCGTGAGTAGGGAATAATTTTTGCATTGGGGCCCATGCGCCAGGCCAACCGCAGGCACTTCCGCCACCGTGAATCATGATTCCAGCGCGGCCATATTTATTCTCTTGGTTTTCTAGCTCCACCATGTCGAAGCTATACCAGCCATAAGCCATAAGGGTGCGATCATAAGCAGGCTTATCGCCCACTCGTTCGTAGTCTTTATACACTTGGCCAATTTTATAGACCCCAGGGGGTGTGTCAGAATTGGTGAGTTTAAATTCAAAATCACTATATTGCCCGCGAGCTAGACAAGGGATTTCCCACAAAAGCTTTCCTTCAAACGAGAAAGCTTTCATGGTTTCGCTAATGTCATTAACAATTAGATGGGAATCGCCTTGTTTAAAGCCGAAGTCTTGCGGACGTTTTTTGGGGCCAACCATGATAATTTTGGAAGATTCAGGAGAGTATTCTTTCATCAAGCGTGAAAGCTTGGCAGGATATTCAGGATCAGTGGCATAACGCTGCTCATATAAAGCACGGGCAGCGGCATAACGATTGGGCGAATTGTTAATACCCTTGAAATGACGATAGTCTTTATACCATCGCGTGACAAGATAATCGAGGCAAGCTTCAATGGAAGGAAAATCAATAAAGCCAGCCGTAATCGTCACCCATTGGCCGTCATACCATTCCTGCGTGGTTGTGGCAGTGCCAGGGCCTTTCAGGCCCAGATAGTTGTTTTTGCCAGACGTGTGCTTGCCAAAGCCACTTTCCAGGCAACACTGAGCCGCCGCAAGTTCGGGATAACGCGAGCCAAGCCGTTTGGCAATGGCAAAGCATTTGTCCCAGAAAACCTTGTTTTCGGCTTCCATCGTGAATTATTTCCCCACGCGGAAAATAGTCTTCAAACCTTCCATGAGGAGTTGAAGCATATTGTTGCTCTTGAGGGGGGAACGATCAAGAATTTGATCTGCAGCGCCAATAAGGATGCCGCCAATAATGAACCATTCTGCGCCAGACATGGCAGTAATAATGAAGGGCTTTGTTTATAGCCTAGCGTCGAATTTCTAGCGAGCGCACGCGCTCTTCTAAAGCCGTAATGTTCTCGGTGAGAGTATCTAGTTTTTCCGTAATGCTTTCAATTTGCGTGGCCACCTTAACTTGTTGATTGCCCACTGTAATCAACATTGCCCCTGTAGACAGCAGCATGCCTGCTGTTACCGTGGCAACAAAATTGGCCAAGCTTTCTTGAAAGTTTTTCATTAAGGACCGCCCTTGTTTTCATTATAAATAATCTCCAAAGACGATTAGAGGGAGATAGATTGGGAACAAGAAAATTTAATAATGCCATGCTTGGAGCGAACAGTCCCGATGAGCTTTTACATTCTCTCATTGAACTTCGCCCTGGAGATGCCCGCAGACGTTTTAGAAAAAGTATTTTTGAAGACTATCCGTTGAAGGGACCACTTGGCCATTGTGCTTGTGCCTATTGTGGAAAATGGAACGAAAAGCTTACTATTGACCACATTGTTCCCAAAAGCAAAGGCGGTCCGCATTTTGCAAAATATAACTTAGTGCCATCATGCAAAAGCTGCAATCTTGATAAGGGGGCAGAGCCTATTTTTGAATGGTGGCGTCCTCAGCAGTTCTGGACTGCAAAACGAGAAGAACTATTGACAATGTGGGTGTATCAGCATAGCTTTGTTAGCGCCCACACTTCGCTGCAGGACATTGAAGCCTACGCAGAAGAGCGTGGTCTTTATATTCCGTCGCAAGAAAAAGCCCCCATTATTGGGGGCTTTGTTTTAGGAGGGGCCTTTGCTGCTTAAACGTCGTTAATTGGGCTAAACATTGGCTCATCAACGGCACGATCTCCAATGCGAGCGCCTGGCATGGGACAAAAACCATCTTTGCAATTGTTTTCAAGAGCAGCCAATGCCTCCATTTCTTCATCATTTTCAAGCGCAAAAATAAGAGCTTTTAAATACCACTTGGCTTTTTTTAAATCTTCCAGGCCGTTCTTATTTTCATAACGCCACAAATATTTAATTGCATTGGCCTTGAGGAAGCCTCTAAAAGCTTCTACGCTCATGCAACTTTCAAGAGCCTCAATGCATTCAATGCTGCCAAAGGCATAATGGGCGGGACGGTCTACGGAATCAAACACTTTGGGGGCTCCTTCAATGGGAAATGGTTCAAAAGGAATGGCCATTGGCTTCAAAAGCATCAAATGCTTCGGGCACAATAGGACGTGCTAAAGCATGAAGAGCTTGAGCATAGGCTTGAATTTCGCCTTGTGCATCATGAGCATCACGAAGGCTAAGGAAATGCAGAAGAGCCTGCAAACTGCAGGTCCAGACAAAACTGGTATAGGCGGCAGTCGGCATGACGCCTCGCGCCTGCTCCCTGCTCACTCCCATCGCCAGAAGGCTGTTGTAAGCCTGTTTAGCGGCCTGTAAGCCCTTGGCATATTCAATCATGCAGCAATGGTTGAGCGCCTCCTCGACGGGCCCTGCAGAGGCTTGTTTGTTGTTATCGCTTTGATAACGGAACTGGCGAGGCATATAAAACTGATCCTCCTCGGCCTCGCAATAGCGAAAGCTTTTTTCGTTCCAGCCAAGCTGATCATTGGCATAGGCTCCACCAATGACATGCTTCCACCATTGGCGAGCAATAAAAAGCGGAGCTTTCACTTGCCATTTGAACACGACGCCACGGAACGGGCTGGTGTGTTTGTGCTTGACGAGATAATTGAGAAGCTTTTGGTCGCGCTCTGACCATGCGCCTTGCTCCGTGTCAAAACTTTGACGAGCATCGGCAACAATGTCAACAGCATTTCCCATCCAATCGATGAGGCGCACCATGCTGATGCCGTCTTGGAGGGGGTCAATGGGAGCCATGGAATAGTGTGACGGGGCGCAAGCGTTGCATGCTGATTGTAGGGCTAATCTCCGTCTCGTCATGCCAAATGACGACGGCTTTTTGCCGTTTACCTTGCTCGACAAAGCCAATAAGCGTGCCAATTAAGCTGGTGGCCATCCAGCCAGCAGCCGTCGGTTGAATGTAGACCACTTCCTCCCCTGGCCGCCATTGATAATGTTGAGGCGTGCGTGGAAGCCAATAAGGACGGTAGTCCGAAGCATTTATTACGGCCTTCTTTCCATCATCCACACGATAAACAAACTGCCTGCCATAGCTCTTCATCGTTAGGCTAGGACAAGAACGGAATAAACAATGATGCATTTTTCTATTCCATTGGAACTAAGCTACGATGGTCGTAGTTATATGACTGCCATGGGACCATTTGAACGCAGTTTGGAGCGTGATTTCTCGCTGGCGATTAACAAGAAAGCCTTAGCGGAATGCAACGACATTGATAAACTGCGGGAAGTGGCAGGTAATTTGCTGGAAGGTTGGAGCAATATGCAAGGTGCCGTTGGCTCATTGGTTAAGGAAAACCTTGAGCTACGTCAAGCCATGGC